GTCGCTGACATCTTCGGCCTGCTATGAAAGCGGTCGGGTGGATGGTGGCAAATAGGCGTATGTGACGTAAGAGTTTCGCAATTGGATCTCGTATCCTTTTGTCGAATCAGGTCAAATAGTTTTACCATTATTTGGTCTGATCTCCTGGAATGCTGGCTAGCATCCGTTCGAAATTGTACCTGAGTACGCGAGGTTTGCTTAAATAGATCCTGACTTAGTCAAAAAGATTTTAGATAAACTACCTCAATAGTCAAGCAGACGATAAGATAAGTTAATCTCTCTATTGTTTCCAACAGAGACAGCTAAAGGATTGTTCGTAACCCCAAGACGGTTCTAAGAACCTGAGAGGATCGGATTCCTTGCTTTCTGGTGGGCGTGCAACGACTTGGTTGAAATAGGAATCCTCTTAAACCGCGATGGACACTTAGTGTTCATTGATGGCGAGAGTGAGGTCCCAAAAGCAACTAGATTCGCTGTGCCGGAGCCAGGAAACAAGGTTAGGATTGTAACTATGACGCATGCGTCACTGTCACTTTACCTACAACCTTTTAGCCACTAGATGCTGTAAATTCTCAAATAAGATGAAAATTTAACAGCTGGGGTTGAGAGGGCCTATCAAGCATGGCAGTGGTACGTCCGTCTTCGTGGACGGCGTATCAAGAGCTTTTCATAATCCGACGGATATTTAATATCTGGAGATTACGAAGAAGCCACTGATCATATTGATTGGCGTAGATCTAAGATCCTAGTCTATGCATATTTAAAAGGCATGGGACTAGCCTCCCCCTATAACTTATCTTGCGTCGATATTCTTTTGTCGCCTAGGCATTTTCCTGATGTGTTTAACAAAAAAGGAAAGCTTACTTAGGCAGAGTTTTAAACTCTCAGAGGTTCCCTTATGGGAGAACCAGGGACCAAGATTATATTGACTATCTGTACGAAGGTTGCTGAAACCATGGCTCGCCAAGTTTGTAATCTTCCGTGGAACCCATACTTCTAAAGTGCGGGTGACGATCAATTAACTCTTGGGTCGCCTGAGCTTTATTAAGCTCTCTGGCGATCAGCAGAAATCTGCGGCTTGAAGCCTTCGAAAGAGAAGTTCGGTTGTTTTAACGTTGCCACTATGTATTGCGAATAAATCGTAACATATGGTAGGCTCGATAGGGCTAAGCCCGAAGAACATTCCGATTCTGCACTTGTTGATATAATCAAAGTGCGTCTTCTCTCTCCTGAGTCGAAGTCAGGCGCGGTCAATGAAGGAGACCATGCCCTTGAACAAGACTTCAACCCTATTTGGGGTAAGGCAAGAGATCTGGAAAATATGATGAGGTATAACCCTTTGTCTTAGGCATCTAAGATGCTGATTCAAAAGGCTTTCCTAGTATCATTTTCTAAGATTTTCCCGTGGATCAATAAATCATCTTTATGGATGATTCGCGTACCCAAGCTGTACGGCGGTTTGGGTCTGGATTTTTCACTAAGTGAAGAATTTAAGACACCAGATTGGCACAGAAAACTTGTGTACAACTACCTTCACGGCGACTTATTTGCGTCTTATATATCTGAGATGTGTCTTAAAGGCATATCTGTAGCTAAACTCTTTGATAGAGGTGTGTCTACAAGATAAGTAAGAACGGGTAAACTGGCCATTTTGCTTAGGCTTATCTCTGAGAGATAGTATTCGCTTATGGTCAAAGATCCGGTTACGCAAAAGAACTCTTTTATAAAGAGTCCATTAGTCGTCAGACTCGGTGTTATTGAGAAAATATTGCTGGATTATTAATTAATGCCGGCGTACGATCCCAAATGGGCACCAAACTTGAGAACCAGAATTGATGCTGTTTCTAAGGCTGATTGCCTAGCACTAAATAACGTGATAAACGCTATGTAGGCTAGTAGTTAGTGGTCGACATATTGGCTAGAACCTGTTAAACAGGATTCGAAACCAAATATGCTTTCAATAACAAAACGGTTGAACCGTGCAAAACGCACTCTTAGAGAGCTATCATATCCTGGTATGCTCACGCCACCCGAAGACTTCTAAGTTTAAAACTTAGACGCCATCGTGGATCCGTTCTTTTTCGTACCAAATTATTTGGTATCAAAGGCCGGTCCTCGCCTGGTTAAGGATTTACTTAATAAGGGGCAAATGGCTGAGTATATCAAGCTGACTAATGTCTAGGAATTTTAGGCGGAAGGAGTTATCTTAGATAATCCCTGTCCAATCAACTTAGTTGACACCTTCGCTGCCGGTAATTTAAAACTACCATTTGGCGACGTAAGGTCCGTTCCTAAACCATCCTTGGCACTGAACATCCCTTTTGTCCGTTTCTTTGATTTCGTTGGCTACCAACGTTACAAAGACGTATTTAAGGGGGTGAGCTAAGCTCAAAATCAGTGAGGAGTGAAAGGAAAACACTCCTCTTTAGTTACACAAACCCGAAGGTGAGCATAAAGTCCCAGTTTAACTGGTAAGATTTGTTTTGTTTATTTTCGGAGAACGCGACTCCCAACGGACGTGATGCCAAACATAGTTAGACTATGAACAGTCATTGTCG